ATCACCGACTCGCACCGCAACGGACCCGCGTTCTTCGGCCTCACCGGAGACGCCGCATGAAGCCGCTGCGCTGCGCAGTCTACACCCGCAAGTCGACTGAGGATGGTCTGGAACAGGAGTTCAACAGCCTCGATGCCCAGCGCGAGGCCTGCGAGGCCTATATCCTGAGCCAGCGCCATGAGGGCTGGTCGCTGGTCCCGAACCACTATGATGATGGCGGGTTCTCGGGCGGCAACATTGATCGTCCCGGTCTCAGGGCACTGCTCGCCGATATAGATGCCGGGCTGGTGGATGTGATCGTCGTCTACAAGGTCGACCGGCTGACGCGCAGCCTCGCTGACTTCGCCAAGATCGTCGAGCGGCTGGATGCGAAGCAGGCCAGCTTCGTCAGCGTCACGCAGGCGTTCAACACCACCACCAGCATGGGACGTCTGACCCTCAACGTGCTGCTCAGCTTCGCCCAGTTCGAGCGCGAGGTCACCGGCGAGCGGATCCGCGACAAGATCGCAGCCTCCAAGAAGAAGGGCCTGTGGATGGGTGGGCCGGTGCCGCTCGGCTATCAGGTGATCGAACGCAAGCTGGTGCCGGTCCCCGCAGAGGCCGAACGGGTGAGGGAGATCATGCGCCGCTACATCGCCTCGATCTCGGCCAACCAGCTGATCGCCGAACTGGAGGTGGAAGGGATCCGGACCAAGATCCAGCACCGTGCCAGCGGGCCGCACCGTGGCGGCATCCCGTTCAGGCGCGGGAGCCTGTTCCACCTGCTCGCCAACCCGATCTACCGCGGCAGGATCGTGCACAAGGGCAAGGTCTACGATGGCGAGCACGAAGCGATCGTCGACGAGGAACTGTGGGATGCGGTGCAGGCGCGGCTGCAGCAGAAGGCGCCGCCGCGCAAGCGCACGAGCAACGATCCGCAGGAAGCGATGCTGCGCGGGTTGCTGGCCGATCCGGAAGGGCGACCGATGGTGCCGACCTACACGAAGAAGGGAACGCGCCGGTATGCCTACTACGAGACCCGCAAGGACATCGCGGCCAAGCCGGGCGCCGCCGCGCCAACCCGGATCGCGCAGTCCAGCATCGAGCGGCACATCATCAGCCACCTGACCAACCTGCTGGATGATGAGCATGCGCTGCGCCGCCTCTCGGGTCTGAATGGCGCGCAACAGCTGACAACACTGTTCGACGCAACGCGGCTTCGCCGTCTGGAGCTGGCTCACCCATCCACTCGTGACGAAACGGTCCGGTCGTTGATCGCCAGCATCGCCATCGGCTCGACCGGCTTGCGCGTCAGCATCAACCTGGCGCCGCTCGGGTCAGACGGCGAGGCATCGCTCGACCTGCCGCTCCCAGAACGCAAGCCCTTCCGCGAGTTGAAGCTGCGGATCGATCAGACCGCACCGACTGACCGGACTGATCGCAAGCTGGTCAGCCTGATCGCCGAGGCGATGGAGGTCCGCGAGCTGGTGCTCGCCTCGCCCGATCTCAGCCTCAACCAGCTGGGCAAGCGCGAGGGGCGGTGCCGCACGCAGCTTGGCAAGCTGTTCCGGCTGTCATGGCTCAGCCCGCGCATCATCGCAGCGATCATTGATGGTCTTCAGCCCGCCCGCCTCGATCGTCGCGCGCTGCTGGAAGCGGACCTGCCGACCTGCTGGCGGGCGCAGGAGCGGATGCTCGGTTTCGCCATCTAACGTTGTGCGGCCGCGCCTGCGGTCTGTTTTTCCCGCACAGAGAAATGGGGAGAGAAGGGCCGGGAGATCCGGCTCTTCTTGCGTGCTCTGACACACTGCTAGCGCCAACCTCTGCCGAGATCCCGCAGAACTGCGCCATTCTCGCGGCGCGGTGTGCCCGAAGGCAAGATATCGATTTCGGGAGAGACTGTCTGGTGCCCACGCAGTGACTCGAACTTTTTGCTCTGTTTGACAACAAGCCCGATTTGGCCCGTTTCAGAGGGGAATGTGGGCTCGGACGGCTCGCGCCGAGGCTCCTTAGGTTTTGTCTCTTGAGTTGGAGATGTTCGATGACTGCATGTCGAGGCACGCTGTAACTACCTCGAGCTCTGTTGGTTCTTCGCCGGCCACATCCCGCGACCAAACAATTGCCGAGGCGGGAGCGGCCGCTCGAGCTTGGCGAACCCGAGGAGCCTGCGCTGCAATGCCCAGTCGGTCGGCAGATTTGCCTTGAGCAGGGTGTCCCGCGTGAGGGTGGCTGGCTGCGAGCCATCGAAGATTGCCGTAACGATGTCGGGCGCTAGATAATTCAGCCTGATCAGCCTGGTGAAATGGGCCGGCCGGCAATCCAGTTGGCGAGCAAGATCTTCGACCGAGCAATCGCGCTGCTCTTCGACCAGCCGCTGTGCATCGCGTGCGGCCTTGATGAGGCCAATCAGCTTCTTGTCGGGCGCCGCCAATGATGAGGCATCGCGAGGTTTGAGAGGCATGATGGGCCATCGCTCGGCCGAGATCGCACACACATGGAGATCGAGCGTGTATCGGGCATCGCTGCAAGGCCAATCAGCTTGCCGCCCGCGGAACGGGGTCTTGCAATTCCACTGAATAAACCGGCGCAATTCGACGGAGCGGAAGATAATCAACAAGCGCTCCTCCCCCACTTCGATGCCGATCAGCAATGCTGCAAACAGCTCCTCCATCCATTCTAAGGGTGCGGCTTCCAGGCGCTCAGCTGCAGACTTGCCCAGTGCAGCAAGCTTGTTGAGCTCGTCACCGAAAACGCCGAGGCTTTTGAGTGCAGCGCGCAACTTACCTCGATCGCAAAGGAACTCGGCAACGGAGGCTAGGATCAACTTCTCGAGGCGCTCTGCGTTGCTGCGGTATGCCCGCCGGATTTCCACCTGGGACCACGTCGCGTTGCTGGATGCGTAGCAATAGTAGGGATGCCCGCGGTGCCAATCGACCTCGAGGTACATGTGCCGCCCCAGATCGTCCCACAGTAGTCCGGCCAGGAAGTGATTGGTCTCTTTGGCGTGCGGGGTCTTGCGCGAGCGCGCCTCGCTCAACGCCTGCGCGGCTTCCCAAGTCTCGCGCGAAATTATCGACTCGTGCGCGCCGGGGTAAGTGTGGTCGTGCCCTTGGATCTCGCCAACGTATATGGGGCTTCGGATGATGTTGTAGACCATCCCTGGCCCCAGGGGCGTGCCCCCTCTGGGTACTCCGCGCTTGGAAAATTTGACCGAGCTGATGAGGCCAGCATCACGAACGGCCTTCATCACGGCGGTATAGCGTTGAGTTCGTAGGAATTCATCGAAGATGAACCGGACGATTTCTGCCTCGGCTTCGACCAGCTGAAGGCCGTCAGCAGTCGACACATAGCCGAATGGAGCCATCCCTCCATGGACCTTGCCGTGCCGCTTGCGAGTGCGAATGCTATCGCGAACACGCTCAGCAATAAGCTCGCGCTCAAATTGCGAAAATGTGAGCAGGATGTTGAGGATCAATCGACCCATGCTGTCTGAAGTATCGAACGCTTGCGTGATGGAGACCAGAGCGATCCCCTGGCGATCAAAGATCTCGATCAACCGGACGAAGTCGAGCAGGCTCCTTGTGAGCCGATCAATCTTATAGACAATGATCGCATCCACCTCGCCTGCCTCGATGTCCTGCATAAGTTGGGAAAGTGCCGGACGCTCCAGGCCACTTCCAGAATGGCCTCCGTCATCATAAGGCTGAGGCAATTCAACCCAGCCGCGGTATTGCTGGCTCTTGATGTAAGCCGAGCAAATCTCACGCTGTGTTGTCAGAGAATTGACGTCCCGGTCGAGTAGGCCGTTCGTGCTTTTCCGAGTGTAAATAGCACATCGTTTTAGTGACTGAATATCCTCCGCCATTCGACTTCTCCTCGTGAAGAAGCATGACTTGCCAAGGACGGCCCGAATGAAACAGTCACGATTTGACTGAACATCGGGGGCGGTCTGCATCAGGTTAGCTAGCTGGATCGAGCTTGGCAGCGCCGGATGCAGTGGCGCGAAGCTGAGCGGCTAGAACGAGCCAAGCCCAAGCACAGAGTCCCAGTGCGGTTTGGCTGTATGGTCTCGCCACACGCTGCGGTGACTTGCGGTCAGCTTTTTGGGGGCAGAGAACCGGCCGAGAATTCGAGATAGCATAGGGCTCGGAAAGACGTCTCTGACACACTTGTGGGTGTTTGGAGGCCCGGAAAGGCGCAGAACTGCGCGCTTTCTCGGCACGTCTCGGAAAAGAAAAGTCCTTGCAATTCAGGGATTACGGTTTGGTGCCCCACGCAGTGACTCGAACTTTTTCGTTGCTCTGACCACAAGCCTGCAAGGGCCAGCCCGATCGCTCGCAGCCAGGTCGGCCGCGAACAGTGGACTGGCGCGAAAAGCCGACATTCAGCTGGCGGCCCCTGCACTGACTTCAGAAATGCTCGACCTCACATCGCAGCATCCTAGACAGCTTGCCCCAACCGCTGCAATCTTTGATCAACGGGCGGCTCACGTTCGCTGATGCGCGACCTGCCGGGCATTTCGCGCGAAGTGGCAATGGAGGGCAATGGGGGACATGAGCGCAGTCAAGGCCATCTTCGGCTGGGTCTTTCGCAATGCCCTCCTTTTCTTGCTCATCACCGCGGCACTGATTGCTCATACAGTCTGGTCTCAAAGCCAAACCAGCGAACAGGTCCAGAGTAGCGCCATCGCCGCCGAGATCGCGTCTATCGAAAAGACAAAGACCGAGGTTGCCGCGGTCCGCAAGGAGGCTGAAACGATAGCCAATGCTGCGGCGAGCAAACTAAAAAAATACCAGGACAGCATGCGCGGCGCGTCGATCGACAAGTTGCAGCGCGAAAAAGCACGGACCGAGAAAGCTATAGCAGAGGTGCGCAAGACGCTGCCGTCTGACTTCGAGGTAACGCGGCAGCTGCTCGCGCGTGACACCGAAGCCCTCAAGCAGACCGCTCTCGACGAAATCAATCTCGCGCGCCTCGAAAAGCAGCTTACCTTCCTCGAGGAAAGCACCGCCATTGCCCGAGGCAACGGGCCAACTCTAACCCGTATCGAGGAACTCAAGTCGCAGCTGGCGGATGCGACAAATTCGCTCAAAAAGCTCGAGAAGAATTGCAGCAGAGCAACCAACAACCTTCAGGCGTTCGACAAGAAGTGGCCTGCCGATCGCTTCATCCGCCGGGTTCTCGGGGAACGCCGCAAGCTGGTGGCGGCGAAAACCACAGCCTGCCTTTCATACAAAAAGGCGAGGGATGACCAGCAGAAGATCCAGTCTCGCATTGCCTCCACCCGCAAGGCATTGGAAAATGGAACGGCCACGATCAATACGGCGGTCGCGGCCAACTTGAAAACGCTCGAGGAACTCGAACGGCAGAATGAGGAACGGCAGGTCCAGCTCAAGACCCAACTCAAGACCCAACTCGATGCAGCGAACGAAGGGCTCGGCGTCCTTGCCGAACGCTATGAACTGGCACGCCAGGCGCGCTGCGCGCTGCTGACACTGCTGGCGATCATCCTCACGCCCCTCCTGATCCGGACCCTGTTCTACTACGTGCTGGCGCCACTTGCGGAGCGACGGGCCTCGATCCGCATCACAGTGCCCGGAAACGAAGCTGCACTGTTGCCGTCGACGGAGCCGTCACGCATCTCGCTGCCCGTCACCCTTAGTGAGGGACAAGAACTGCTGGTCCGCCAGGATTACCTGCAGACAAGTCCTGTCGAGGCCAGGAAGACCACGCGGTGGTTGCTGGACTACCGCCACCCCCTGTCGAGTATTGCATGCGGTCTGTTCTTCCTCACGCGCCTGCGAGGCAGTGGGTCGACCACGGTATCGGCAGTCAAGGACCCATTCGCCGAACTCGCTCGCATCGACCTACCGCAGGGAGCATCCTGCGTCTTGCATCCCCGCGCACTGGTGGCGTTGGTCCAGCCAATTGGACAGACGATGCTGATTACGAGTCACTGGCGGCTGTTCTCACTCAATGCCTGGCTGACCATGCAGCTGAGATTCATCGTGTTCCACGGGCCAGGATGTCTTGTCGTGAGAGGCGGCCGCGGCGTCAGGGTGGAACCGGCAGCTGCCGGACGGATCTTCGGGCAGGACCAACTCGTCGGCTTCAGCGCGGATCTTGCATATTCAGTCACGCGCACTGAGACCTTCGCGCCCTACCTCTTCGGTCGCGAACAGCTGTTCAAGGATAAGGTGGAGCAAGGCGCGGGGGTCCTCATCATCGAAGAAGCGCCGCTCGCAGGCCGCAAAGGCGGCGAAGTCCGTCGTGGTTTGGAAGGAGCCTTCGATGCTGGCTTGAAGGCCGTTGGACTTTAGCCGCCCACCATAGCTCGTCTTTTTCATGACCTCGCGGTTGTTGATCGCTCGGCGCCCGCGCTTGTGGACGCTGTGTCTTGTGGCCGCACAGTTCGATGACTTTGTGCCCAAGCAAAGAGTCGCAGCGCACTTTGTGCTTGTGATCTCAACGCACTCTGCGGCGACTTGTGGTCAGTTTTTCAGGGGCAGAGAATTGGCCGAGATTTGCGCCTACGATCGGGCCTCAAATGCCGTCTCTGGCACACCCTTGGGCCTTTCCAAGCGCGGAAAGGCGCAGAACTGCGCGCTTTCTGGCGATGCTCCCGGAAAGAAAAATCCTTGCGATTCAAGGACTTACTGTTTGGTGCGGTCGAGAAGACTCGAACTTCCACGGGCTTTCGCCCACAACGACCTCAACGTTGCGCGTCTACCAGTTCCGCCACGACCGCACTCGGGTATATCGGGTCGGCCCAAGTG